TTCGTCGCCGAGCAGCTGGTGACGGTCAAAAACCGGCGCGGCTTCACCAAGCTGGAATGGCAGAAACTGAGGGAGCGCAACGAGGCGCTGGATTGCCGGGTCTATGCCCGCGCCGCCGTCTGGATCGTCGGTGCCGACCGCTGGTCGGAGGCCAAATGGCGGGATCTGGAAGCCCAGATTGGCCCGTCCGAGACGGTTCAACCCGAAGAAGCCCAGGCGGGTCAGATCCGCCGCACCGTCCGTCGCCCCCGGCGGATCATCAAGTTCAGCGGGATGCACTGATCATGACTCTCGACGAAATGAAGGCCGAGCGCGAACGGGTGCTGGCGCGGCGCAACTCGCTGGTCGCCCGCGTCACCGTGGGCGACCGCACCGTCCAGTACGACCTCACCCAGGCCAATCACGTCCTGGCCGATCTCGACCGCCGCATCGCCCAAGCCGAGGGCAGGAAGCCCCGTCGGCGTATCCTTGCCGTCGCCACCAAGGGGCTGTGACCATGCTGTCGGGACTGCGCAGAAGGATCGGCGCCATGATCGGCGGCTTCGAGGCCGCCCAGGGCAGCCGCCGCCTCAAGGGCTTCCAGCCCAGCCGTGCCCATGTCAACACCCTGATCGCCGCCGCCGGTTCCGACATCACGGCGCGAGCCCGCTATCTGGTGCGCAATAACGGCTATGCTCTCAATGCCGCCGAAAGCTGGACCGGCAACGCCGTCGGCACCGGTATCAAGCCGTCCTCGCTGATTGCCGACAAGTATCTGAAGACCCGGGTGCAGCAGTTGTGGCTGGCCTGGACCGACGAATCCGATGCCGAGGCGCTGACCGATTTCTACGGCCAGCAGCGCCGCGCCGCCCGCGAGGTGTTCATCGCCGGGGAAGTGTTCTTCCGCCTGCGCCCGCGTCGCCCGGAAGACGGCCTGTCGGTGCCGTTGCAGCTTCAGATGCTGCCCTCGGAAATGCTGCCGCTGACCCGAACCGAGGTTCTTCCCAACGGTAACGTGATCCGCCAGGGGATCGAGTTCGATCGCATCGGGCGACGCGTCGCCTATCACTTCCTGCGCCGCCATCCCGGTGATCTCACCGACCCCGGCATGGTCGGCGAAATGGTGCGGGTGCCAGCCGCCGAGATCATCCACGTCATCGACCCGGTGGAATCCGGCCAGCTTCGCGGCGTCTCCCGGCTGGCCCCGGCCATCGTCAAGCTGTTCCTCCTCGACCAGTACGACGACGCCGAACTGGAGCGCAAGAAGATCGCGGCCATGTACGCCATGTTCGTGACGTCTCCAGCTCCCGCCGATTTGATCGACATGGTGCCCGCCGATGACGGTTCCGGCGACCGCATTGTCGAGGTCCAGCCCGGCCAGGTGGTCCCGCTGGAACCGGGCGAGCAGATCCAGACTTCGGCTCCCGCCGATGTCGGCGGATCGTATGAGCCGTTCGAATACCGCACCCTGCTGCAGATCTCCGCCGCCACCGGCATCCCTTACGCCTACCTCAGCAACGACATGCTGAAGGCCAATTACTCCAACTCGCGCATGGCGCTGTTGGAGTTCCGCCGCCGGGTCGAGGCATGGCAGCACTCGGTGATGGTCCACCAGATGTGCAGGAAAGTGTGGCAACGCTGGATGGACGTGGCCGTCCTGTCCGGGGCGCTCGACATCCCCGGCTATGAACGCAACCGCGTCAGCTTCATCGCCTGCTCCTGGCTGCCGCCCAAATGGGACTGGGTCGATCCGCTGAAGGACGCAAAGGCCGAGATCGAGCAGATCGGCGCGGGGCTGAAAAGTCGCAGCCAAGCCCTGGCCGAACGCGGCTACGACGCCGAGCAGGTGGATGCCGAGATCGCCGCCGACCGGGAACGCGAACAGCGGTTGGGGCTGTCGTTTGGTGCCACGCCGCCGGCAGCCCCCACCCATGACAACAGCCCCATCAGCCGGAGGATGGATATGAGCGAACGCGTCTTCAGCATCGACACCGTCAGTGAGGTGACGGGGATTTCACGAGCGAACCTCCACCAGATGATTTGCCGCAGGCATTTCGTGCCCATCCACAGCACTCGAAATGGCGTTGCTCGTGACTTCACGCTGAGGGACATGGTGCATCTCGCCGTCGTTTCCGATCTGCGCTCCATCGGCATCGATCTCAGGCGGGCGGTGAATATGGTCGGCTCCTCGGCTGATTGCACAGCAGGGCGGGATATTGTCACCTGCCGCAGCTGCGAGATCGAAATCACCGTCGATGTGGCCCGCATCGCCGAACGGATCCGCGACCGAATGGTGGAGGAGCGGTCATGACCGATCTCCCCCACCTTGCGGCCCGCCTGTATGGGACGCCGCTGCTGGTCGCCCGCAGCAAATTGGATGTGATCCTGGGCGCCCTCGGCCCCCGGCTGGCTGGGCAGACGATCCCGTTCGACGGTGACATTGCACCTTCCGCCGATGTTGCTGTCACGCCCGACGGCATCGCCATCGTGCCGGTGATCGGCACCCTGGTGGCGCGCTCGGGCTACCTGGGCGCCGCCAGCGGCCTCACCGCCTATTCCGACATCGCCGATACCATCGAGGCGGCGGCCACCGATCCTGGCATCCGCGCCATCCTGCTGGATGTGGACTCTTCCGGCGGCGAGGTGGGCGGCCTGTTCGATCTGGTCGACCACATCCAGGCCATCCGCAGCCAGTGCTGCAAGCCCATCTGGGCTTCTGCCCACGAGGCGGCGTTGTCGGCGGCCTATGCCATCGCGTGTGTCGCCGACCGAATCTACGTCACCCAGACCGGCGAGGTCGGCTCCATCGGCGTGGTCGCCGTCCACCGCGACGAATCCGGAGCCGATGCTCAGGCTGGGCTGGCGTGGAGCTTCGTCCATGCCGGTGCCGCCAAGGTCGATGGCAACCCGCATCAGCCGCTGTCTGACTCTGCCCGCGCCGCCCTTCAGGCCGATGTCGATACCCTCTACGGGAAGTTCACCACCCTGGTGGCCGAGCGGCGGCGGGTATCTCCCGACGCCGTGCGCGCCACCGAAGCAGCCGTCTATCGCGGCGATCAGGCGGTTGCCGCAGGTCTCGCCGACAAGGTCGGCACGCTCCGCGTCGCCCTAGCCGATCTCGCAACCGTGCTGGCTCGCCCCTCCATCCGCTCCCCCATCCTGTCCAGACCCAAGGAGACCACCATGTCCGAGCACACGGGGGACATCCCCGTCATCGAAACCGAGCGCCCCACTCCGGGAGCCATTGTTCCGGTGCCCGGCGCAGTAACCGCCCAGGTGGAACAGCGCCTGCGGGCCGAATATTCCGAAATCAGCGCTATTGCCGCCCAGGCCGCCCGACTGGGCGTCACCATCGATCCCGCCGAGGCCATGGCCAAGGGCATCCGCCCCGAGGCCCTGCGCCGCTCGGTGCTGGAGCAACTGGCCGAGCGCTCTGAGGCTACCGATGTGGTCGCCGCCGCTCCGGCGGGAGCGGTCCCCAAGTCCGAAGCCGAAAGCCCCATCGTCCGGCGTGCCCGCGAGGCCGCCGCCCGGAAATAAGGACACGCTGCCATGCCTGTGCTGACCGCTTCACCCACCCTGGGCGATCTGCTGAAGTTCGAAATGAACGCCAGCTACACCCGCGAGACCGTCACCCTGAAGGCCGGGACCAGTTATCCCCTGGGTTCCGTGTTGGGCCGCATCACCGCCAGCGGCGGATACCGCCTGTCCCCCGCCGCCGAGGTGGTGGGGGACGAAGGGGCGGAGGTGGCCGTCGCCGTGCTGCTGGACGCGGTGGATGCGACGGATGCCGCCGTCACCGGCCTGATCGCCGCCCGTGGCCCGGTCATCCTGGCCGATGGCGCCCTGGCGTTTGACGCCTCGGTCGATCAGCCCGCCGAACGGGTCGCCAAGATCACCCAACTCGCCGCTGTGGGCCTCGTCGCCCGTGTCACTGCCTGACCCCAGGAGATACCATGGTCGAAATTATCAATCCCTTCGACGTGGGCGGTTATTCGCTCGCCGAGATGACCCAGGCCATCAACATCCTGCCCAACCTCTACACCCGGCTCGGCCAGATGGGGCTGTTCCGCTTCGAGAGTGTCACCCAGCGCTCGGTGATCATCGAGCAGGCCGAGGGTGTTCTCAATCTGCTGCCCACCGTACCGCTGGGCGGCCCGGCCACCGTCGCCAACCGCGATGCCCGGAGCATGCGCTCCTTCACCGTACCGTGGATTCCCCATGACGATTCCATCGCCCCCCAGGACGTCCAGGGCGTGCGCGGTTTCGGCGTCGCCGATGCCGCCGATCCCCTGGCCACCGTCATGGAGCGCAAGCTGACCCGCATGCGGAGCAAGCACGCCCAGACCCGCGAGTTTATGGAGGTCAACGCCCTGAAGGGCGTGGTCCGCGACGGTGGTGGTTCGACCCTCTACGATTATTTCAACGAATTCGGCCTGAGCCGCCAGCAGGTGGATTTCACCCTCGGCACCGCCACCACCAATGTCCAGGCCAAGATCCGCGACGTGTTGCGCAAGGTGGAGACGGAACTCAAGGGCGAGACCATGACCAGCGTGCTGGCCCTGGTCAGCCCGGAATTCTTCGACAAGCTGATCGGCCATGCCAAAGTCGAGCAGGCTTACCAGTATTATTCCTCGACCGGCGCCCAGCCGCTGCGGGAAGACGTGCGGCGCCGCTTCCCCTTCGCCGGCATGGTGTTCGAGGAATACAGCGCCACCGTCACCCTCTCCACCGGCCAGACCGAAACCCTGATCCCGGCCGGCGAAGGTATCGCCTTCCCGCTGGGCACCATGGACACCTTCGTCACCTATGGCGCCCCGGCCAATCTGATCGAGACGGTCAACACCCTGGGCGTGCCCATGTATGC